TGTATATAATTTTAAAGATTAAACAGCTAATAAATGCCAAAGGGAACAAGAGTTAGTCGCTGTGTCGATAAGCTGAAAGGCAAGGGCAAGGGCAGGGCTATCGCAATTTGCCAGAAAACAACTGGTCAAAGTTACAAAACTGGACGAAGGAGACGCCGTGGCTAGAAAAAAGGGTGGACAGAAGTTAAAGGACTTGGGCAAGAGAAAGCCCAAGATCAAGGTAGACTTGACTCCACATTATCGTCCGAAGCCCCCTCCTCGTGGAAAACGTACTAAAGGCCCGGCAATTTCTAGCCCGACCAGACCACCCGCGAAGGACATCACCGGGCCGAGTCTTTGGGGGCCTCCGGATCGGGAGGGTCGATTAAAATCCCGTAAGCCAAAACCCGTTAAGGGCGGGTCAAGACCGCCAAAGTTAAAACCGCCAGCATGGATAAAAAGGGGAGTTTGGCCGGGGTTCCAGAGTAAAAGAACGAAGGTGGGTATTCGTACAGGAAACAGTATGTTATCGAAACTGGCAAAAGAGTTGAATAAATAACATGGCTAAATATAAAAAGAAAGTCATTAAGAAGAAGGTTATTATTAAGAAGCCAAGGTCGAGGGGCCAAGGCATAAAGAAGCCAAAGAAGCGCATTAAAGTGAGTGGTACTTTGCCTCCTATGGTGATTCCACTACCGCCTAAACCCAAGCGTAAGATTCCAAAAGATGTTACAAAACGTACACCAAGGGTAGTTCCAAAGCGTAAGAGTGCAGTAGAGCGTGAGCGTAGAGTTAAGTTTGCTAAAGAGCATCCGTTGATGCCAAGAAAGCCCAAGCCGCGTAGTCGTTCTGCGTTTGATATGATGTTATTGTCGCCTATAGGTGGCCCAGTTTCTCGGCTTATTGGTAAAGGTGCTAAAAAACTTCTTCAAAGTAAACGTGCTAAATTTAAGGCAACAAAGAAGAGAAAGAAGGGTCTTGTAAAAAGATATAATAAATAACATGAAAGTATTAGAAGGCAAAAAAACATACATAACGGCAGCCGGTGGTATTCTCGCAGCTGTGGGCGCGTATCTCTCTGGAGATATGGAGATTGGAGCTATGGTTCAGATAATCATAACGTCTTTACTCGCTATTTTCCTGCGGAAAGGTATAAAGACAGATACAAATGGGGGTAATTAAACTACTTGCATCGTTGTTTAAGGCCATACCGTCATTGGAACGGTTGATCTATAAACTTGCAGATGCCTTAAAGGAAGCCAATGCAAAGAATCGGTTGGAAGACAAGTTGGGCCACATTGATGTTCTTATTGATGGTGAGCGGGTGCAGCACTCCACGGTTGGAGGGAGTGACGGAGTTAAGCCAACACCCGGAGTTTCAGAGGGCAAGAGAGGCCGCGCCAGAGTTCACAAGGGCCGCGCTAAAGATGGTCGCAAGGCTGGAGTATGAAATTGAACGCCAATGATTGTCGAGAGTTGCGCAATGACCTTGATGAGTTGTTGGAAGCTGTGATAGAATTGAAGCATGAGTTGGACAGCGATAACGAAGAGATCAAGTCAAACGGTAAGCGCAATCGCAAAAAGAACCGCGACTTCGGTAACAGCGATTACAAAAAGAGCCAAGTCAACGGTCGCCGCAATCACTAAACGATGAGTGCTGAGTACATAATTGACAGGTTTGGACGCAAAGTAGGTCTCAATGCTGGTGATTCCAATCAGCGTTATATCATCCTCGACTTTCTCAACGAGGCAATGCAGTCGATTTATGAACAGGTAGACATTCCCGGCTCATTGGTTGAGGAGGAATTCTACGTTGCTGGTAAACAGCGGATAGCCCTGAGTCGTGATGTCCACGCTATTCGTGGCATGCGCGAGAAGGAATCCAAGCTCAACTGGACGATTAACAATCTATTGTCGGAGTACAACCACAACAATTGGCAAAGTGATAATCGTTGCTGGCGAATTGTCGGCTATGAGCCCCTCAAGAAATCCCTGTCCTCTGTAATTACGGGTACTCGCGGTAGTACGGCAACTGGCCTGACAGTCCATTGGTTTGCTGATATTGCATCGACAGAAAAGCTGGCCATTACTTTTGAGACATCAACATCAGACAGGCAAACAGTCACAATAACCCCCGGCACATACACAGACGACACAACGCCAAGTTCCACTGCTGTTACGTTGGTGGCTAATCATACAATTTCAGGCATAACGAATCTCAGGCGATATGATACTGCTAATGAGCGATATGCTAATTACGCCGAGGATGATGGGGGTTTGGTCAGGTTGGTGGATACAGCTGATACATCAATTATCTACGCTGAGATACCGCATGACGAAACTGAGTCGCGCTATTTGATTGTGGACATCTCCGAGTTTCCTTGGGACAACACAGCGGCACAGGACGACTCGCACACACTTCAGGTGCTTTACAAGAAGAAGCTGAAGTTCATCAAGAACGACAATGATCCCTTCCCGCTTTACGGGTTCGAGAATATTGTGATGCACAAGATGATGCAGCTGTTTTTGGAAGAGCAGGGCAAGTTGCAGGAGTCAATGATTTACGATGGTAAGGTGACTAGGGATTTGGGCAGGAAAATTGCTGATCTGGAGCGTGGACAGAAGCGCCTGATGCAGTTCGGGCGACATCCGCACGATAACATAACAATGGCTAGACGCTGACATTATCAACGTGGCTGATTACAAACAACAATCGTTTATGGGCGGCATGAACATGTCGGTCGATGACACTCGTTTAAGCAACGAGGAATACAAGTTTGCCAAGAACGTTCGCAACCGTTTCGGTACATTGGAAGGGATCAAGAACGTCAACGACATCTCAGGTGACATAGGCGCGTTCACATCTAACCCGCCAATCCAGAACATTTATTCAATTGGAGAGTTCGTCTTTCTCTTTTTTGATGGTGGCTGTAAGTACCGCAAACCACTGAATCCTGACAGCACTTGGGCTGTTCTTTATGCTGGCGGCACGATGGACAGGTCAGCTGAGATATTTCTTCAGGCAGTCCCAGCATCAACGTCAAATTTTATGCGTAAGGACACATCTGTTATAGGAGCATCAATTGAACTTGAGATGGACACTCCGGTTCAAACAACCGTTGCGGCTATTATTGTACAAGACGGTGTAAGTCAGCCGCGCATTATTGAGCTTGCGGGTGGTTATGCCAGTGACAGGTCGGCCAAGACTTATGCGGATTGGTTGGTTGGTGGTGTTATCACAGGAGTTCTCACTCTGACACCAGCTGTGACTGCATGGGAAGCAGATCAGACTCTTGGAGCCTTCGCCCCAACAAGTACGGATGGTGTTGGTATAAATGCAACATTCTCTGCAACTACAGATGGTAGTGGGAATCCAACTTTCACTTTGGTTTCTGGTGGTACTGATTTTGCGATAACTGACACACTAACATTCACTGATCCCGGCTCAACATCAAACACGGCGGTCTTGACGGTGAATGCCCGTAATGCTCCATCTCGTGAGTATGTGCCGATTGGCAAGCAGATGACTTTCTTCAACAACAAGTTGTTTATCATCAGCCCAGACGGAACCCTGATCTATCATAGCGTTAGTGGCCGACCACTTGATTTTGTAGTTGCTATTACTGGAGAAACTGGTGATAAGGTAAATGCTGACGAAACCATTGGTGGCGCTCCCGGTTCATCCTATACAGTTGGTTACAATGTGGTTACAGCCCTGACTGTTATGAACAACGAGGCGCTTTTCGTTTCGACACAAGGTGGTAGTTATGGAGTCACGCTGAATTATGATACAACTGTATTTGCCGAGCCAATGTTTAAGAAGCAGTTATTGTTTACGGCCAACTCAATTAATCAGCGTTCATTTGTTGACTTGTTGGGCGACTTTGCTTTCATTGACCCGGAAGGCTTGCGGTCATTTAATGCTGTTGTGCAGTCAAAGAATGAGGGACGTAACTCGATCTTCTCGCTGAAGGTTGCGCGTTTATTCAAGGGTATTGTACAGGACACCAAGAAGTGTGCTGCTATTGTTTATGATGATTATGCCTTGTTCGCCTGTAACACAATCTTTGGTCATGGCATCCTAGTTTATGACACACTCACACAACAGTTTGTAAGTTTCGATCAGCTAACCGATGACAGCAACAGTAACATTGGGCCGGTCATTGAGTTTGCCAAGGTGGAGACAAACAACAAGCGAGAGTTATTTGCGATCACGCACGGAACAACAACGTCTGGGGCAACGATTAACAATGGAAGTGGTTACTCGATTGCTAGTGGGTTAACAATAGTCATTGATGCACTACCAATATACTTGCCATCAGGTAGTGTTTTGCAATTTACTGGTGGGGGAGTATTGACTCTTACATCGTTGGCAAATGCAGGAGCCACATCCTTATCAGGAAACCTGACTATAGCTGATTTAACTGATAATGAAAAAGGTATCTGTACTGTAGGCTACAGGTGCGTTAAGTTGTTTGAGGGTTCTAACTACGCCACAACCTATGTTGAGACTAGGGCATTCTGCACTAATGACACCAGAGTCGAGCAGAAGCCACAAGAGCTACGACTTCTCTTTAACAAGGTGCAGTCGGCTTCATCTGTCACAGCTACGCAGCGTGTGAATGATGAAGTCACACCAGACACATCAGCTGGAACACAATCAAAGACTTTGGCGGTTCAAGCTGCTCCAATCACATTCTCCACGGATTTCCCAGTGGTCTGGAGTGGGCCAAAGATGATACAGAATTTGTTGTACAATTTTCAGAGCGGTCAGCAGGGTTGGAAAATATCGTACACATTACAATGGACAAACGGAATCAACTTGTCCAATATCCAACTCCAGACGCAGGATATAACTCCTATGAATCCAATGTTATCTCAGGCTTATGTCAGTTAATGTAGCTCACACAGACTTTACGGATGCGACCACGTTGTTTGCCGACTTGGCAGCGGCAAATGCCATGCTTGACGGTCTGACAGTACCAGACTCGACAACCAGCACCGATGGTGTTGTGAAGAAAGCGGCAGCATCAGCCGACATCGCATCAATTGGTGGCACATCCGCAGGGACAGCCACCGCTCATACCGCCATTGATTTTGCTGCTTCGGACGCTTCACACCCGACCAAGGCAGAACTCATCATTGTTCTCAACGACATGGCAGAGTCAATAAATCACCTACGGTCTGTCTTACGGACAGCCGGTATCCTCACATAATCATGCCACATATACCGGGACATATAGCACAACCACCAACAAGTCCGACAAGTAGAGGAGCGGGAGGAGACCCAACCCAACAACGGCCCATAGGTAAAATGGGTGGGCCGGGTGATATACTCGGTGAACTTT